ACGGCGATGTGAAATGCCCGCCGGTTCTCGAATTTTGCGTAGAGAGGCCCCAGGTCGTCGCTGGCTTTTGTCCAGTCGTCCGGGAACAGCCGGGAGACGGCCCGCACGTACTCGGCGCCCTTGCCGCCGTTGCATACCTTCACTTCCTTGTTGGTGGACCGGCTCTTGTTGAGGTCTTCGTGAATCATGGCCTGCAGCTCTTCCCAGCGCTTCTCGCCGGCTGCCAGGCCCTGGAGCAAGGCATCTGCCTTGGCCCTGCCTTTCTGGATCATGTCGTCCAGGCTGCCCCGTGGCGTTTTCGGCTTGGTCACCGGCGGCGCCGGACGGGGCGGCGTATCCGGAAGGCCTCCCTGCAGCCGCTCCTTCACCGCCGACCATGGCGCCCGGATCATGCCCTGGGTGAGCTGGCCGTCCTTGAAGGCCTGGTGCTTGTTCTTGCCCAGCACGCCCAGCTGCTGGCCATCCGTCAGCCTGGCCAGCGCTTCCATGGGGGTTTCCTGCCCGGCCCGGTCGGCCTCGGTGATCTCGTCCTTGAAGACGATTTCAACGAAAGACAGGGTGTTGGGGTGGGCCGGCCAGGGGCAGGTTTCCCGGCTGGGATAGACCCCGCGGCCCAGGCCGTGCAGGTTCTGCTCGGAGAGCAGGTCGCAGATATCCGGCTCCGGGTGGGCCGGTGAGAGCAGGAAGCGCCATCCGGCGAAGTCCGGGTGGCCCTCGCCTCCCAGCATGTAGGCCTCGCCGTGGGCCCGGTTGAGTTCGGTACGGAAGAGCCGCATGGCGTGGTCCATGGGGCTGCCCGGGGCGGCAATCAGCTGGTCGCCGATGTGGCGGGCCAGGCGCTGGGCGTTGGCGCCATCGATGGCGGCCTGGGCATCGAGGGGGACCGGCTGGCCCCGGGTCAGGAAGTCCCGGGCGGCTTCGGCGGCGCCATAGCCGCGCACCACCGCCTGCTCGATGGCGTCCACCACGGCTTCCCGGGCGCCCCGGTCCAGGCGCCAGATGCGGTCGGAGAGCTGTAGGCCATCGGCGGCAACTAAGGTCTGCACGAAGCGCAGGGCCGTCTGGCTGACCTGCAGCCTGGCACTGGCATCCAACCCGTAGGCATCGGCTCCCAGCTCTGCCGCCCGGGACAGCACATCATTCAATGTGCCGTTGCGCAGGCGGGACAGGTCGGACAGCCGCTCTTCCACCTGGGCCAGCAGGCGGCGCAGTTCCTGGAGGGGAACGGTGTCGCCCTGCCCCGCCGCCCGGCGTATGTCCCGCCCGATCTCTTCGGCGGCCTTGCGGTAGGCCTTCTCCAGGGCGTCCATGGCCTCCTGGTCCAGGTCTTCCACCTGGCGGTGGGCGGCCAGGGTGCCGCGCTTGATGGCGGCCCGGCTTCTGGTGCTGTCGCCCATGGCCTAGCGCACGGTGATATCGGTGGCCGACTCGCCCTTGCGTCCGTTGCCAGGGGTGACGCTCACCCGGGGCGGCGGGTTGCCGATGGCGGTAGGGTCCGGGTAGGGGTCGCTGCGCTTGGCGGCCTGTTCCTTCCGCTTGGCTACGTCCTGGGCGTTGTAACCCATCTCCTCGTAGATCATGTCGTCGGGGAAGCCAATGGCCTTGTATTTCAGCATCCGGTCCGTGGTCTGGGTCGGGGTCTCGGTGCGGCGCTCGGCGAAGCTGACGCTGAATTCATCCGCTTCCGGGTTGATGCCGTCGAAGAGTAGTTCCAGGCGGAACATCCAGTCGTAGGCGAAGGCCACGTTGTCCTGGATGCCGTCCAGCTCGTCGTAATAGTCCCGCTTCAGGTCTTCCAGGATGTCCCGGGCCATGCCGTCCGTGTAGCCCATCAGTCCCTTGGGCGCCGGTCCACCGGCGAAGAAGGTATCCATCAGGTGCACAACGTCGCCGATCTCGGCCAGGGCCGCATCGCCGGCCACTGCCGTCACCCCGCCCTTGCGGTTGCTGTAGAAGTCGGTGGTGATCTCGCCCTTTTCACTCTCGGCGGCATCCTTGTATTTCTGCAACTCGTCACCGGTAGCGCCATCCAGCACATGGGAAAGCCGTAGCGGGGCCCGGGTGCGCCGGCGGATCACCAGATCCTCCTCGGTCATGGCCAGCTTGCGCCAGGTGGTGCGGGAAGCATCGAGAAATGGACGGCCCATGCTGCCCAGGTCGTCAAAATTGTCAGGATCGAAGCGGGCCAGGAAGAGCTGCCACAGGGCAAAGCCGGCGATCTTCTCGCCCCGGTAGGGGTCGATCTGCCAGTAGGCCTCTGCCGGGCTGGTGAACATGCCGTTCTCCCCCACCTTGGGCAGGATGGTCTCGGTGGGCATGCGCACTGCGGCGCAGATGTTCATGGCTTCGTCGGTGACGATCTGCAGGGGCAGGTTTCCCTCTTTCACCAGGCCCATCACGTCGGATTTTAGCTTTTCCTGGCGATTCAGCTGCAGGCGCCGCTGGAAATCGTCCCACTTGCGCCGCAGGGCCTTGTTTTCGCTGTTCTGGGTGAATACCAGGCCGCCCTTGATGGTGTCCCGGGCGATCTTGGCGTGGATTCGCTTCACCCGGCCGTCCCGGCGGTCCATATCGCGGATGTCCATGATGGTCTGGCGCAAGTCTGGATCCACCCACATCTGGCGGTAGAGGTATTCGATTGACTTGTCCGGCGTCGGGCGGTCGCCCTGTTCGCTGTCGTGGCGTCCCACCACCGTCATGCCTGCCCGGGCAGCAGCCCAGGTCAGGGCCTTTTCAAAGATTCCCATGGTCTTTCTCCTTTTTCAGGCGTGACCGCATGGCGCTGAAGCTCTCCAGGTCCATCTCGGCGGCGGTTACGGTCTTGGCGGGGTCTGGCTGCGGCGCGTCGGCTGCAGTGCCAACGTAGGCCACGCACCGGGCGCCATCCACCAGGCCCAGGGCGTACAGCTCCTTCACGAAATCGGCGGCATCCGGCATTTCCACCTTCAGCCGGTCCCAGTTTTCCTTGCGCTGGGCCTCTTCTGCCGGGGTCATGCCGCATTCCCCAGCAGCTGGGCCCGGCTGGTCTTCTTGGTGAGGATGGCAGCCGGCTCCAGGGTGGCGCCCCGGGTGTTCAGCTTCCATACCCCGGCCATGGCGGCATCGAAGAAGTCGTCCCCCAGCTTGGGATCGGCCATCTTGTAGCTGGGGTAGGAGGCCTTGGTGGATTCCTGCTTGATGTTTCCAAGCTGGCGAACGAAGAGCAGCCAGTCGGCCACGTCTTCCATGCTGCCGCCCCGGGCGGCCTGGCCTGGGCGCCATACGGTGTTGGCGGCGTCCTTCACCGCGTCGTAGCCGTCGTAGAAGTAGGGAATGGCGGCGTGACCGTTGTGGAAGGCGGCCCGCAGGGCCGATGCCATGGAGTGCTTGACCATGCCTTCGAAGCGGATGGGGGCGAAGGGCCATTCTGACCAGGTGCTGGCGTTGCTCTGGCCGTCGCCGATGCTCCGCCGGTCGATATCGGTCAGGCCCTCGGAGTAGAGCCGGTCGTTGAGGCTGGTGAGCATGCCAACCCCGTAGGCGTCGCCGATGGCGCCATCGGGCCGAAAGTAGCGCCAGGCGGCCAGCAGGTCGCTCTCGATCACCTTGTCGTCCGTACCGGCGCCCCAGCTCTTCACGTAGGGAAAGGTGACGAAGTTGCTGATCTGCTCGCACACCACCAGGGTGGACTTGGAAGCGGCGGGGTTCTCGCCGTGCCCGGTGTGGTCATAGCCGAAGGTGATGATGCCGCGGCGCTTGTAGCGTTCCCCGGGCATGGGCTGGGCCGGCGTCAGCCCGGATTGCAGGCCGACCCCCAGGGCCCGGCGGATGTAGGTTTCCCACAGGAAGTTCTGGCTGGCGACGTTGCGGCACAGGAACTGCCGGATGTATTCGCCCTCCGGCATCTGCTCCCGCATCTGCATCATGAACTCGGCGTTGAGGATGCCCAGCTCGATGCCCAGATACACGTCCACCGAGGGCAGCAGGTGGTACTGCTTGGTGTCCAGCAGGGTCTGCAGCACGTCGGCGCCCTTGAACACGCCGGTAATGCGCACCTGGGGCTTGAAGCTGGCCTTGTTCGGGTCGGCGCCCAGGCGCCGGGCAGAGCCCAGCATGGGCAGGAAGTTGCCCAGCAGGCGCTGGGCCGGCATGTCGTCCGTCTCTTCCAGGCTAGCGGCGGTGAGGGAATCACCGTCCACCTGGCTCATGATGCCGTAGGCCCAGGCCCCGGAGCGGTTGTAGAACTGGTAGCCGGTGTCGGACTTCTGCTTGCGGCCGTTCTTGTAGCCGATGTAGGCCCCCAGGATCTCGGAGCGGTCAATGGCGTCCAGGTGGTAGGCCAGGTTGTTCTGGCTCTGCTGTAGCCGCGGCGCCACGATGCCCAGGTCCTGGTGGGCCATGGTGGCTAGGTGCTCCAGCAGGTACATCTCCTTCACCGCCGTTTTCCCCGTCCGCCGGCAGGAAACATCGATGGTGTTGGGGTTCTGATCCATCTCGATCATCTTCAGCACCTGCACCGGGTCCAGGGTCACGTTGTGCACGTGCTTGTGCCACAGGGCATGGGGCCGCAGGCCGGTTTCATCGTCCGGCTTGGCGAAGCGCATGATCTCTTCTTCCGCCCGGTGGGCGATCTGCACGCGCTGGGCGGCGGAAACCCGTTCGCTCACGCCTCACCCCCGCCATCCCCGTTCACCCGGGTGAATTCCGCCAGGATCGGGTCCTTGTCCCGGCTGACGTTGGCCCGGGCCATCAGCCCTTTCAGGTCCTCCAGGGCTTTCATCTGCCCCCGGGAGAAGTCGGCCAGGGATTCCTGGGTGGCCTCGTCGCGCTTCAGCCGGCCCTGATCCTGCTCCACATCCTCCAGCACCTTCTGGGTCATGCCCATGTCGGCCAGGGAGAGGTTGTTGCGGGACAGCAGCTCGCCCAGTGGCNNCGATTTCTCCGTCCTTGTCCTTGTAGGACTCGGGAATCTGGATTTTTACCCCGTCCGCCATGATGGTCTGCACGATCTGCTGCACCACGGAGAACAGGGCCGCCTGCAGGTCGGCATACATGCCCTTGAGGTGCTTCGGGTTGTTCTGGTCGAAGGCCGCGTGGTGCAGCATGAACAACTCGGTTTTCTTGGTGCACGCCGGCTGCCTGGCGCACCAGCCTGGATCCACGTCGCAGCCCTCGCAGAAGGCATAGCCACCTGGCTTGGCGGGGAAGTAGGTGGCGGTTCTGGCGTACAGCCCGGTCTTCATGGCATTGAAGCGGGTGCGCTTGGCCTCCTCCGGGGTCGGGTGGCCCTCCAGATTGGCCGCCACCGCCGCCTTCCCCTCTGCCGTCTTCGGCCCGGTAGCGTTTGCCCAGGCCTTCATCAGGTTGCGCTCATAGGTCGCCTGCCGGGCCTCGGCGCCGCAGGCGCAGGTGGAGAAGTAGGCGAAGGGGTGGTGCTCCTGCTCCGGGCATTCCTCCACCCGCTCCGGGGCGGCGGAAAAGGTGCGCCGGCATTCCGGGCACTGGAACGTGACTTTATCGAGGGGGCTGGAGCGGTCTTTCGCCATGGTGCCAACAATGCCGGGAGGCGAAGGACAAAAAAACGGCAGGGTTTGTCACTTTGAGGGGCGGCGGTGCCTCATTTTTCGGCACGGCGCCATTTCCCTGTAGCCGCCGTGTATCGTGCGACTTATCCACAGGCTTTCCCACAAAAACTGGGGATAGACCATTCCTCCCGGGAGGGAAAGATGGTCACCCCTTGGCGATCCGCTCGATGTGGCGCAGGGAAAGCTCCTCCCCGAACTGTTCCAGCACCCTTTTCCTGATCTGTTCGGTGGTGGACGTTCCGTGCAGTCGGCGGATCATGCGATTGCGCACGTGCCGCAGGTAGGCGCTGTGCTTCTTCAGCGTGATTTCCAGCAGCCCATCCGAATGCCGGCAGGCCGGATCGGCATCCAGGATGCGCCACATCTGCATGAAGCTATCCACGCCGATGGTTTCCGCCACCTCCAGCCAGACCCGCTGCAGGCCAAGGTCGTGAAGCTCCTGCAGCCGGGGGTCCCGCGCCGATTTTTGGGGCGGCGGTGCCGAAAATTTGAAAACCCTGCAATTCTGTAGGTACCCACCCCCCCCAGGGGGAGGGGCCACCTCCTCCTGCCGACCCCCCACCCCTTCTGCCATGGGCGAGGCGAACAGGTCGGGCTGTGCACTTCCTTCTGACGGACTGCGCTTTTCCTTCATCTCGTCACCCTCCATCACCGCATTCCACCGTTCCCCTGCTGCGCCTTCTGCATGTCGACGCACCAAGGCAGTTGTCGGAACCTGTCCGTTTTAGCCCGTTCCTTACCCTGGTTTGCGGCACGTGTCTCCTCGCCCCATTCCGCCGATACGTTTCTAGCAACCACGCGGGTTTCCATTATTTCCCTATCTCCGTAGCAGCTACCGGCACTATGGGTTGTAGGAACCAAAAGGAAGCTCGAGTGCATGGCTTTCCCTCCTGAAATTACTTGAGGCGGGCGATCAGGTCGCCGGCGGGGCTCTTGATCTTGGAGAGAGGGCCGGCCTGATCAATGGCCTTGAACTTCTGGCCCAGGGCCATGTGGGTGTAGATCTCGGTGCTCTGCACATCCTCATGCCCCATCAGGTTCTGGCGCATCAGGATGTCCACCTCGCTCTCGGCCAGCTCTGTGCCGTAGAGGTGACGCATGGCGTGGGGGTGAAGCATCTCCGCCGGCAGGCCTGCCTTCTTGCCGTAGGCCTTTATCCTGTCCCGCACCGCCCTATCTGTGATCCGACGGGCCTCCCCGACATACTCATGCGCCTCCACCATCCTGTTCCTAGTGGAGACGAACAGCACCTTGTCACCATCGGGAAGCGATCTATCGATCTCGGCGAGTTCCGGATGGTCGAGATACAGGCGCAGCACCAGCTCCGCCTCCCTGGGAATGGGAAGTCTCCGGTCCTTGTCGCCCTTCTCGGTCACGTTCAGCACCAGGCGAACGGCACCATCCACTCGCACCGGCTGGATCCTTCGCTCATTCAATGAGACCAGGCCACCTACCCGCAGGCCGCAGCCGATCAGAAGCGAAATCATCGCCGCATCCCTGACACCTTCGAACGTGGCGAAGTCTGGGGCCCACATGATCTTCTCGGCGGCCTCACGATCCATAGCAGTCGGCAGCTTACGGCCGTGTTTCGGGTAACACAGGCCCTGGGCTGGGTTCGTCCTGGATCGCTTCGTAAAGCATGCCCAGCGGAAAAACTCTCTGATGGCGGCGATGTAAGGTCGCCTGGCCATGGATCCGACCCCTTCCTTAAAGAGGAAAGGCCCAGAGAACATCACCAGCTCATCCTCATTGGCCTCAAGCAACGGCTTCCCAGCCAGGAACATGGCAAGCCTGGCCAGACAGTCGTAATAGGCCTGCAGGGTCCTGGCCCTACGGCCCTGGTTTCCCTGCTTGAACTCTAAGAACTGCTGGATTACAGCCTCATCCGCCTGGCTGATCTGCGTGACTTTGCGTGACTTTGCGTGAAATGTCATAGCGTGACTTTTGCGTGAGAGATCCAGCCACTACTGGGATCAATTGGTATCGATAGTTGCAACGGGCTATCCCAACTAATTGATTTATAAGACCCTCAAATCCGGTAGCAAGGCTACGAACCAAGGGGTCGGGCGTTCGAATCGCTCCGGGCGCGCCATT